GCATTTAGAGACTATACAGATGGAATAATACGAGAACATTCAATTGGATTCCAATACATTCAGGATAAAATGAAATTTATTGAGGATTCAAACGCTCCTGATAAGGGATATTTTATGATTACAGAGCTTAAATTATACGAGGGAAGCGCTGTAACATTCGGGTCAAATAGTGAAACGAACGTTGTGGATGTAATGAAGTCAGAGGATAAGGTTGAAAAAGCCGTAAAAATATCGAATGAAATAGATTTATTAATCAAAGGACTTGCAAACGGTAAGGGATCAGATGAGCGTCTATTTGAAATGGAAATGAAATTAAAATATTTGAACAGTCAAATGTTAATACTCGCAAAAAGTGAGCCGTTCGTAAAAGAACATTCGCAGATTATCGAGCCAATAATAACAGATGTGCCGTTCAATTGGAGTGAAGTAATAAGTAAAATTTAACTAAAAAAAAAAGAAAAATGGAAAACAATTTAACACCAGAACAAGTAGTTGAAAAAATCAACGAAAAGTTCAACGCAACATTGGCTACAATGCCAACAAAAGCAGACCTTGATGGTTTGAAATCTGATGTAGAAGTTCTAAAAGGATTAGAAGCTAAAAGTCAGGAAATCGAAAAAGCAATCGCACGTTTTGAGGGTAAAATGGAGGCTATTTCTGAAAAAGGATTTAAGTCAGAGCGTAAAGCAAAATCACTTGGTGAGGCTATCTCAATGGCATACGTTGCTAACATCGAAAAAATCAAAGAAACAGCCGAGAAAGGTGGAATGATGTCTTTAGAGACTAAAGCTCTTTATGACACTACAATTGATGGTGATTATTCAGGAAATATTGCATTGTCTACATTAGAAGCTGGAGTTTCTAAAATAGCTCGTCCAGTTATCAAAATTCGTGATATCGTTAATATGGGAATCACAAACTCAAAGTTTGTAACATACATATCGCAAGCGGTTCAAACGTCTTCTGAGTGGACTGATGAAGCTGGTATTAAGGTTTCAGGTCAACCGTCTTATGAAGAAATTTCAGAAGAGGTTAAGAAAATTGCTGGGACTGTAAAGATTTCAAAGGAAATGCTTGCTGATTTGTCTTTCGTTCAGTCTGAAATCAACACAGATTTGATGGCTTCAATTGACCAAGCAATCGAAAATGCTTTGTTAAACGGTGCGATGGGAGGAATAAACGGTATCTTGACAAATTCAGTTACTTTCTCAGCTGGTACATTTGCTGGAGCTGTAGTTAATCCTAACATTTCTGATGTTATTCGTGTTGCTATTGCACAAATACAAAATGCTAACTTCGAACCAACACACGTTGTATTGAATCCTGAAGATGTTGCTGCTATGCAATTAACTAAAACGTCGACTGGTGAATACACTTATCCTATGTTCTTAATGGATGTAAATAGAGTAGCTAACCTTACTGTAGTTTCAACTACTAATATGGTTGCAGGTACTTTCTTGGTAGGTGATTTCTCTAAATCAAATGTTAGAATGAGAGAGGCTATGAACGTACAAGTTGGTTACGTTAATGATGACTTCCAACGTAACATGGTTACAATCCTTGCTGAAGCACGTTTAGTTCAATACGTTAAAGCAAATGATTATCCAGCATTCGTTGATGGTAACATCGCTACTGCAATCGCAGCATTAGCTGTATAAAAAAAATAACGGGGGTTGGGATTCTTAACCCCCCTTTTAAATTTGCACAATGGAAAAAAAGACTCGTAAAAAAAAGGATTTAAACGTTAAATTAAACGTTAACGATGCCGAATTGACAGTAAAAAGAGATATTCAAGGAACAGAAATTGACCTTGACACTCGCCTTGTTGATGTGCATATCGAAAAAGATGCTGATGGTGTTCACGCAACTATTGAAATTGATGACAAAGTGATTTATGAATTTATCGGAAACGGACAATCTAAGCACTTGCCAAAGGGCGCATTATTCAAGATTAGCGGTGAAATGTTGAAGCATTTTCTAAAAAAAGGTTTCGGAAAACTTAAAAAATAAGCAATGATTGTAAATATTTCTGATTTTACTGGCAAATATCAACTAAGTACAGGAATGTATGACACTGTTAAATTGCAGGACTACATAGACAAGTACGAAAAACGTTATCTAATTGAATTGTTTGGTGCGAATTTATACGATGAGTTTATAAGTGATTTAGATGGTAGTAACATTCCTCAGTCGCCTAATTTTATAAAGGTATTCAATCCGTTCTATGAAAATTTAACGTTTAGACAGTTGATAATATCGGAAGGTATAAAAGAAATGTTGAAAGGATTTATTTATTTTGAATACTCGAAAGACCTAATTAACCAAATGACTCCTTACGGAAATGTTCGACCGATTAGTGAAAATTCAGAGCCAGTTAGCACGCTTTACTCAATGATTTATGCACGCTATAATGAAGCAATAAAGAGTTATAAGGCTATTCAGATGTACATTCAGGTAAATATGAACATTGCAACGGGTCAGGCTGTTATAGTTGAGTTATTAAATGCTGGAAGTACTTATGCAACGGCTTTAAATGTGCCAACAACCGCTACGTTTGGTAGTGGGTTGACACTTGATATTGTCAGTGATGGTTCTTTAATCGAATCGGGAACAATTAATGCTGCAGGAAGTAACTATCAACTTAACGAAGTAGTAACGGTTACGGGTGGCGATGGTCTTGGAACGTTTACCGTAACTTACATAGGAAAAGGTCATTTCAACACTTTTAACGGTTTTCAAAAACAAACTGCATACTGGATATGATAAACGAACTATCAACTATTATCGGGAATATTGTTTCTCAAATGGATTCAACTATCGATGGTCGCTATAATGACCCAAAGACATTGACTTGTGATAGTAAATGGGCGAGAGTAGGTAAAAAAGTTACTAATTCAAATGGAGACGAATTTTTGTTAACAGAGGTTGATTTCGATACGTTTATAATTGGTGAAAATACGGATTCAATAGCGTTAGACGGTACTATTAATTTACCGCAACCGTTTTTTATTCACGGAACCAAAAAGGCAACCAACAGAGAATGGACAATCTTAAGTAACGATGTCACAGCAAAAACGCCAATTATTTGGTTGCTTGGTTCCCTGAATTATAAACAGTTTGGGCGTGAAAGTACAGTTGATATTGAAAGCTCAGTGAGAATATTCTTTTTAGATGAAACGGACGTAGCTAATTATTACACTGCTGACCATATTACGAATGTAGTTTATCCAATGGAGCAGCTTGCTAAAGAGTTTATAGAGACCATAAACAGAAATAGAAATTTTAAAACTATTGAAGATTGGGAAATAATCGAATTTACGAGGTTCGGTGTTGAACAAGAAAACGGAATGTTTCAAAACATTTTAGACGCAAATTTATCAGGGGTGGAGTTAAGAATAACGCTCACAAAGTATAAAGAAAATTGTAAATGTTAATTTAAAAAACAAAAATTATGAGTATAGGATGCAATTGCGCAAGTGGATTAAGTAATACAGGGAGACCAAATTGCGTACCACTTCAAAGCGTAACAAGTAAATTAATAATGGTGCCGTTGTTCGGTGCTGATGGAACAGCAAATTTTATTGATGTAAGTGTCGGTGGAACATTACCAGTTTGGGCGGATTTAATCAATGAAGTAGATGCTACAAAAAGATGGTTTCCATTACCAAACTTTGAGAACGTTGAAATGCCTAAAGCAGATTCTCAATTCGAAGAGGCGAATAGTGGTCGTATGGTTTTCTTACGTCAAGGAAAGAGAAGTTTTGCAGGCGAATTGTGGGCTGATGACTCAACTCCAACGTTGTTAGGTAAACTTCAAAACAATAGATGTGTAGATTTCGGTGTTTATATTATCGATATTAACGGTAATTTAGTAGGTTCAAAAGTAGGAAATAAATTATATCCTATCGCTGTTGATAATCCTTCATTCAACCCAACATTCACATTTGCGACTGATTCAACAACGCAAAAAATTATGTTAGGATTTGACTTCGATAGATTATTTGATGAGTCTACAATGTACATGATTACGCCAACTGAGGCAGGTTTAAACTTCAACGATTTAACAGGTCTTATTGATGTGAATTTGACAACTGTTACTATTGCTGCAGGTTCTTTAACATTCACAGCTGCGCTTGATTATGGAACGGCTTTAAACCCGATTTCTTATAGCGGTGCTTTATCTGCTGATTGGAATTTGACTGCTAATGGGGTTGCTGTAACGCCTTTGACTGTTACTGAAAGTTTGACTACTATCGGCGAATACGTTGCTACTTATACAACGGGTGGTTCTGGTGATGCAATGCTTTTAAGCGTTTCGAAAGCAGGATTTGACGGTGAAGTATCTTATTTAGAAGTATAATGTACGTTCAAGTAGGTAATACACAATTTGCAGTTGAGCAATTAACTGACAAGTCGCTAAAAGATGCTTATTTGTTGTTCAAGCATATCAAGCCCAACGTGGTAAAGGTAGCGTTTGAGTTAGCGAATAAAGGCGGAAAGAAGCGTGCTAAATTGAAGTAATATTAATCTTTAGAAAGGATAAAGGAAGGGTGTAGCTAAGGTTGCACCCTTTTTTATTGTAACTTTGTAACAATGGGACTAATGGACACGGTTTTGGGTGATTTAATGGAGCGCAGCAAGGCACTTTCTCAGCGTGAAATATGGTTTTATGTGTTCTCAGATATGAAATTCAAAACAAAAGTTCTTGATTTTATACGTATTGACCAACTTTTTGAGCAGGGAGTGAACGAAGACGACCAAGTTATCGGGCGTTATTCCGTAATTACTGAGATGGTTTACAACCCCGAAAAGGTAGCAGGCTCACCTTATACACTTAAAGACTCAGGAAACTTCTATAAATCATTTATGATGGAAGTTTTACCGGACGGAATAATTATTAACGCTGATGGAATAAAAGACGATGGCACGGATTTACTTGAAAGATTTACGAACAAAATTCTCGGACTTACTGACGAGAGCAAAATCAAACTTATCAAAGAACTCAAAGAAAAATACTACACAGAATCACTTCGATTATTACGAGGATATTGACGAATTACCGTTATCTAATTGGATAAAATGTACATCAAACGAATTGAGTTATGTTAGGAAAGGAAAAGAAGGTAACGAAGAAAATGACAAAATAGCGTGGGAAAAGATTTATGACAGTTACATTGCGGAATATGGACTTTCAGAAGTGTACAAAAAGCTGTTAAATGCGATGAGAAAAAAAGCATTATTAGAAGTTGATTTTATAATAACGAGAGACCGTTTTAAATTGACAGAAATAGAAATGCAAATATCGAATTTGGATGCAATGATGATAAACAAAGGGAGTGGAATTACAATAGAACAATCATTAATTCACCTAAGTAAATGGTTAGGAAGTTGGATAAATGTTAAGACAATAACGACAAGAGAATATTTTAATTTAATGGAAGAATATGGCAAAGAAAATAAGCGCAAGTGATATATTTGCAGAAGAGGACATCTTTTTAGGGATTCGTCAAAGTGCGGAAAAAACTATTTTATCGTTTCAAGAGATTGATGCGGAGGTTAAAAAACTTGCTGGAAACTTAAAAAAGGATTTGGCGGGTGCTGACTTTGGAAACACGAAAGGAATAAATGCGTTTGTTGATGCAACCCAAAAGGCAAATAAAGCCAAAACTGATGCCGTACAAATTGACAAAGTGTTGGCACAAGCGACAAAAGACCTAGCAGCAGCGGATAAAATTTTAGTTGATATTGATATTAAAAAGCAAAAGTTAGCACAGGAGACAATGCGAACGGATCAACAGCGCATTAAAAACGAACAAGCCAACGCAAACGCTGCAAAGAAAACAGCCGAAGCGTCAAAAGTTCAAACAGATACTTATAAAAAACTTGTTACATCGACAAGGGATTTAAAAAACGAATCCAAAGAATTGGGGGCGCGGATGCTTGAAATGGAGCGTAATGGTTTGGGTGCTGGGTTTGCTTATGATAAACTTTCCAAACAATACATGGAGGTTACAAATGAGGCTCGCAAAAGTGATGAACAATTAAAGCATATTGACAAAACGATAGGGGACAATTTCCGAAATGTAGGTAATTACGAAGTAGCTACAAAAGGTCTTAAACAACAGTTACGTGAAATGACCGTTGCGCTTCAAAATATGGAGTCAACCGACCCACGTTTTAAGCAAATGACAATTGATGCTGGTAAACTTAAAGACCAAATTCAAGACACGAATGCCGTTATAAAATCCACTGCTGGTTCTGCTGTTGAAAACTTAGGAAACGGTATCGCAAAAGCTGGAAAAGTTGGTATTGATGCGTTTGCTGGAATGACTGGTGCAATGGGATTGTTTGGCATTGAATCGGAGGGTGCAATGCAAGCTATGTTAAAACTTCAACAACTTGCTGCAATGTCAGAAGCATTACAAAGTTTAGGTCAACTTGGAGACACTATGACAGAGGTTAGAGCTTCATTTGTGGCTGCTGCTTCAAAGTTAGGACTATTCACAACGGCAAAGGTTGTCGATACAACGGTAACAAACACGCAAACAGTATCCATTAATCCCATTGTTACAAAGTTACAACAAAAAAGGGAATGAACTTAATCACTCCCTTTCATCTTTTAGGTTAATATTAGTCCTTTTTGGAACGTTTCTTAAGACCTTTATTTGCTAAGTCAAACGCTTTCTTTACCACTATTGGGTTAACGTGCTTAAATAGCAACTGAGCATCTTTTAACGATTTGTCAGTTAAATGAATAACTGCAAACTGTATGTTTCCAACTTCAACAAACATTATACAGCTGAATAACTTACCTCACCATCGAATCCGTCTTTATCAACTGACAAAGTTAAAGAATCTCCAGCCGTTTGAGCAATATAAGTTAACGTGTAGTTACCCTCTAAAGGTGAGTTTTCGTAAGCCGTTACAGATACACTCGCAGAAGTTGTGTTGTTGTACAATAAGAAATCACCTGAAACAGCACCGCTAAATCTAATAGGATTTAAAGCCGTTCCATAGTCCAATACAGCATCAAATGTTACATCTGTGGCACTGATAGACAAGTTCAAAAGGTTAACATCAACTAATCCTGATAAGTCATTAAAGTTGATACCAGCCTCTGTAGGCGTAATCATGTACATTGTAGACTCATCAAATAAACGGTCAAAGTCAAATCCTAACATAATTTTTTGCGTAGTTGAATCAGTTGCAAACGTGAATGTCGGGTTAAAACTTGGATTATCAACAGCAATAGGATACAATCTATCCCCTACTTTAGAACCTACTAAATTACCGTTAACATCGATAATGTAA